GAAACGGTGCGGGCGGTATAATACAACTGTTAAGGACGCACGAAAGAACTTAAATGTTTTTTCGTTGCGCCCTTTTTGTTTTTCATCATACTTTTACCTCCTGCCCAACGCATGAAACCTAGGGCGTTGGGTAAAGAAAGAGGCAACATGAAAGAGTGGGCAGAATGGTTTTATAAATCTAAAGAGTGGGCGCAGACGAGGGACGCATACATGACAGCACAGCATTACTTGTGTGAACGCTGCGGAGAGCCAGCAAAGATTGTACACCACAAGATTTGGCTGACACCAAAGAACATACACGAGCAGAGTATTACGTTATGCTGGGACAACTTAGAGGCATTGTGTCAGGATTGTCACAACAAAGAGCATCATGCAAAGAACGTGCGTGCAAAACGATATGCGTTTACGGCTGACGGCGAACTGATCCCCCCCATTCAAAAAAATATTTTTCACTCACGATAGACCGAGGGGTAACCCTAATTTTACTCTGCAAGGTCGCACATGCGTGGTGTAGAGGGGGTGGGGTGTATCGAAAGGGGTAAAAGAAATGGCAGCACGAAAGGAAAAGAGTAAAGAAGCCAAGATAAAGAGTGAAAAGACAAGATTAAAAGGGATTTTCAAGGACTTAGACGAAAATAAAAAGAAGTTGGTAACGCCGCTGATAGAAAAGGCTGCTTTTATGTCGATAGAACTTGATGAATTGCAGAACGTGATAGAGGAAACGGGCTGGACAAGTGAGTACAAAAACGGAGAGAACCAGTACGGGACGAAGAAAAGCCCGGAAGCAGAAACATACATAGCATTATCAAAGAATTATGCGGCTATCATCAAGCAATTAACAGAGCTTGTACCTGCGGCAAAACGTAAGCAAAGCAAGCTGGCAGCCCTTAGAGAAGAATAGGGCAAATGCCATATAAAAATTATATCTATGAGTACTACGCAAAGATAAGCAGCGGCGAGATCATCGTAGGAAAATGGATTAAAAAAATATTTGAAATCATCATAAACGGGCTACAAACGCAGGAGTATTTTTTTAATGCCAAGGCAGCCAATAAAGCTATAAAATTCATAGAAACATTTTGCCACCATAGCAAGGGACGTAATGATTTAATCACGCTGGAATTATGGCAAAAAGCTATAGTTTCCACCATTTTTGGCATACAAGATGCAGAAAAAATACGTGTTTTTCGTGAAATTTTTATTGTTATCGGACGAAAAAACGGCAAAAGTTTGTTTGCATCTGCGCTAATCGCATACATGGCTTATTTAGAGCCGGAGTATGGACAGGAAATATACTGTTTAGCGCCCAAATTAGACCAAGCAGCCCTTGTATATGACGGATTCTATCAAATGGTACAGGCAGAGGAAGAGTTGGAAGAGCTGGCGAAAAAACGGCGTAGCGATATCTATATTGCAGAGAGCAATACAGTTATCAAACCGATTGCATTTAATGCTAAAAAGTCGGACGGTTTCAACCCGCAGCTTGTTGTATGTGATGAAATGGCGGCATGGAGCGGGGACGCTGGATTAAAGCAGTACGAGGTTATGAAGTCTGCTTTAGGTGCACGTAAGCAGCCGATGATTTTAAGCATAAGTACAGCCGGATATATCAACGATAGTATCTATGATGAGCTAATGAAACGTAGCACAAGTTTCTTAAAGGGAAACAGCAAAGAGCGCAGATTATTACCATTTTTGTACATGATTGATGATGTGGAGAAATGGAACGACATAGACGAACTGAAAAAAGCAAACCCTAATATGGGTGTATCAGTAAAAGAGAGTTTCTTTATTGATGAAATTGCAGTAGCAGAGGGAAGTTTAAGTAAAAAAGCAGAGTTCCTTACCAAGTACTGCAATATCAAACAGAACAGCTCTATTGCATGGCTGGAATATCAGACAGTGGAAAAAGCAGAAATATTAAAAACGCTGGAAGATTTTAGAGAGTGCTATGCAGTGGGTGGCATAGATTTGAGCCAAACAACAGACTTGACAGCCGCAAGCGTGGTTATAGAGAAAGAGGGCGTATTATACGCATTTACGCAATTCTTTATGCCGAAAAACAGGCTGGAAACCTTGCAGGCAGCAGATGGAGTACCGTATGACATTTTCGTTAAGAAAGGCATTATTACTTTATCCGGGGATAATTACGTTAATTACAAAGACGTATTTAACTGGTATGTATGGTTGCTGGAAACATACGGCATAAGAGTTTTGAAAATCGGATACGACAGATACAGCGCACAGTACCTTGTGGATGATTTAAAAAATTATGGATTCCATACAGATGATGTTTACCAAGGCGAAAACCTCACGCCTGTAATACGGGAGTTTGAGGGCATTATTAAAGACGGCGATTTTAAAATTGCAAACAATAAATTGCTACAGTCGCATTTCTTAAATGTGGCATTAAAGCACAACATGGAAACAAGAAAGTTCCGCCCGATAAAAATAGAACAGCGGGCGCATATAGACGGTTTTGTATCTGTCATAGATGCAATGACGGTAAGACAGAAATACCACGAAGAGGTAGGGGAACTACTGAAAAACGCCGCATAGAAAGGAGAGTAAACGGCATGAGATTTTTAGATTATCTTTTTCATGGCAAAGAATTAAAAGCCATAGGAAATTATTTTAAAATGCTGAACGGCTACAGTCCGATATTTACCAGCTTTAGCGGCGGTGTATATGAAATGGATTTGACAAGGACAGCGGTAAACAATTTTGCCACGCATTGCAGCAAATTAAAGCCGGAGATTGAGGGCAGTGCCCTTAAAACATTGGAAAAGACATTACAGCATAAACCAAATTACTTTATGGACACAACAAAATTTATTAAGCGTCTGGCAACATATGTGGCTGTAGAGCATACAGCGTTCATTATTCCGATAGAGGACGAATACGGGCGTTTATGCGGCTGGTCCATTGCGTGCCGAACGCTGCGAGGTAATAGAGTGCGAGGGGCAGTTATATTTGCGTTACCTGTTTGCAAATGGCAGCTATGGGGCTATTGAGTTTGAGCGTGTGGGGATTATGACAGATTTTGAATATAAAGACGATCTGTTTGGAGAGGACAACAGCACACTTGCCCCCACAATGCAGTTGATACATACGCAAAATGAGGGAATCATAAACGCAGTAAAAAACTCTGCAAATATCCGTTTTTTAGCAAAGGTTGCAAACATGCTGAAACCAGAGGATATAAAGAAAGAGCGTAAGCGTTTTACAGAGGACAATTTAAGCGCAGACAATGATAGCGGAATGATTATTTATGATAATAAATTTTCCGATTTGAAGCAGGTAGAGAGCAAGCCGTATACACCTAACGCATTGCAGATGCAACACATACAGGAAAATGTTTGTACGCATTTTGGTACGAACATGGATATTTTACAGAATAAATTTGACGAGAATACATGGAACGCCTATTACGAGGGGAAAATAGAGCCTTTTGCAATTCAATTATCTTTAGTAATGACAAACATGAGCTTTACGGAAAGAGAGCGGGCGTGTGGAAATGCTATTTTCTTTTCTGCAAACCGTTTGCAATACGCCAGCAATGCTACAAAGTTGAGCGTAAGTACGCAGTTATTTGACAGGGCATTACTAAACAGAAATGGCGTAATGGATATATGGAATATGGCGCATGTTGAGGACGGAGAAAAATATTATATCCGCAAAGAGTACACAGAGGTAAGCGAACTGCAAAAAGGCAATGAGCCGCAAGTAGTTATACAGCAAGTCCCGCAGGCGGGGGAACAGAACCCACAACCAGAAGCGGGAGAAATACAAGACGGACAAACAGAGAAAGAGGGTGTTAATAATGCCAGTTAAAAAAGAACGGGAATACAGAACGCTGGTAACACCACTCACTGCCCAAGTTGCGAGTGATAAGCGCATAAATACAGAATGTTATGTAGAGGGCTATGCCACTACGTTTAACGTACCGTATCTTTTATATGAATTTGAGGACGGTACAAAGATTTACGAAAGAATTGACGCACACGCACTGGATAATGCAGATATGAGTGACGTTATCATGCAGTACGACCATACAGGCAGAGTATTTGCCAGACAGTCAAACAAAACACTGATTTTAGAGCCAGATGCAAAAGGCTTATTTGTGGCAGCAGATTTAAGTAAAACAGATTTGGCAAGGGGCTTGTATCAGGACATTGACGCAGGCATGATAACAAAAATGTCATGGGCGTTTACCGTAGCAGAGGAAAGCTACGACAGGGAAACACACACACGAACGATTCTAAAAATCAAAAAAGTTTATGATGTATCAGCCGTAAGTATTCCGGCAAATAACGATACTGAAATAAGTGCCCGTAATTTTGCAAATAGGAGTTATGAGCAGGAAAAGCAGGAGTTGCTTAAAAGGCGGGCTATGATACTAAAGATTAAGGCGAGCTTATAAAAGCGAAAATGAAAAGGAGAAAAACAGAGCATGAGATTAAAAGAAATTGAGGCAAGATTAGCAGAAATCAGAGAAGAGCTGAACACCAGAGCAGCAGAGCTTACAGACGAAGAAATGACAGCACTTGAAGCAGAGGTAACAGCATTACAGGAAGAAAGAAGCTCTTTGCAGGCGGCGGCAGAAAAACGCAAAAATTTACTTGCAAGAATTGCTGCGGGAGAACCTACAGGCGGAGCAGGCACAGAGCCTACAACATTTAGAAACTTTGCAGGAGCAGGCGGCGCAGGTGCAGCAGCAACAGAGCCAGAGGATAAGTACGACACTGTAGCATACAGAAAAGCATTTATGAATTATGTGTGCAGGGGCGTAGTTATTCCGCAGGAGTATAGAGCGGCAGAAAACACTACGACAGCAGAAAGCGGTGCAGTAATTCCAACCTCTATTATGAATGAGATTATTACAAAGCTGGAAAGCTACGGCAGCATTTACGCAAAAGTACGCAAGATTAACGTACAGGGCGGCGTATCCATTCCGATTGCGGATTTAAAACCTACGGCACATTGGATTACAGAAGAAAAGAGCAGCGATGACCAGAAAGCATCTGCAAAAACTTCTGTAACATTCAACTATTACGGCTTAGAGTGCAAAATTTCACAGAGCATTTTAGCCAATGTCGTTACTCTGAAAATGTTTACTGATCTGTTTGTGCCTATGGCAACAGAGGCAATGGTAAAGGCTATTGAGATTGCCATTTTCAATGGTACAGGAGAGGGGCAGCCGCTGGGTATTACAAAGGACAGCAGGGTAACAACGGTTGTTACGCTGACACAGGAAGAGTATGAGAGCTGGAACGGCTGGCACAAAGTAAAAGGCAAAATGAAAAAGGCGTACAGAAACGGCAGTTTTGTTATGAATCAGTCCACGTTTGATACAGGCATTGACGGCATGGAAGATAAGAACGGGCAGCCGATTGGACGTACAAATTATGGCGTGAACGGAGAGGAAACATACCGTTTCATGGGCAAGAACGTGGAAACCGTAGAGGATGATGTATTACCGAGCTGGGACGATGCAAACGAGGGCGATGTAATTGCGGTATTTATGAGTTTCTCTGATTACGTTATCAATACCAACATGGAAATGCAGGTAGTGAAGTGGACAGACCACGACAACAACAAAATCAAAAATAAGTGCTTAATGGTGGTGGACGGCAAGGTAGCCGATGCAAACGGCATTATCTTAGTGAAAAAGGGAGTTAAGTCGGTATAAGGAAAGAGAGGCACAATATGGCACATTTTGATGTAAAAGAGCTTGAAAAGCGAAAAAAGGAAGATTTACAGAAACTTGCAAATGAGCTGGGGTTGAGTGACAGCGGAACGAAAGAAGAGCTTGCAAAGAGAATTGCGGCAGTAGATGCGGAAACGCCAGAAGAGGAAGAAACGCAGCAGGAAGAGCCGCAGCAGCCGGAAGTACCGGGAGAAGCAGAACAGGAAACGCCAACGCCGGAAGTGTCCGAAACGGACACCGAAAAAGACAGTGTGAAAGTAACGGTTATTGAAACCTACAAAGATAAACAGGCGCAACAGACATTTAGACCGGGCAAAGAATTTGTTGTAACAGCAGAACGTGCAGAGGTTTTAGTGGCAGCAGGAGTGGCGAAAATCACAGAGTAGAGGCGGTTTTATGGAAACAATATTAACAGATACCATAAAAAGCAGCATGAGGATTTTAAGCAAATCCGCAGTGATTGAACAGGACATAAACAACAGCATTGCAGCCTGCAAGTTGGATTTACAGCTTGCAGGCGTGGTAAATATCAATGAAAACGATGCACTTATTATCAGAGCCGTTACGTTGTTTGTGAAAGCAGAGTTTAATTACCAAAATGCAGCAGATAGATACAGGCAGAGCTATGAGGCGTTGAAAATGTCACTGTGTCTTGCCGGAGATTACAACACAAAAGAGGGATAAGATGCAGGAAGAAATTACGTTATGCGAGCAGATCAATGACAGCGAGGTAGAGAAAACCATTATTTTCTGTGACGTTGAGAGCATTACGCAAAGTGAGTTTGAGGCAGTAGGGCAAAAAGACATAAAGCCGCAATACAAGTTTGTGGTATGGAGTTTTGAGTACAGCAATCAAACAGAGATTGAGTACAATGGGCAGCGGCTGACGGTATACCGAACATACAAACGGAAGAACGAAGAAAAAACAGAATTGTATGCAGAAAAGCGGGTGGGCAGACGTTGAGCAAAGAAGTAGATATAAAAGACCTTGCAACAGAGATTGCAGCCGGGCTTACAGAGTACGACCAGAACGTAGCGGACGAAATAAAAACGATAGTTGACGATGTGGCACAAGAGGGTGTGGACGAACTGCAACAGAGCAGCCCAAAACTGACAGGCAGTTATAGAAGAGGTTGGAGAAAAAAACAGACCTATGCAGACACCCGCACTAAAAGAAACACAGTGCACAACAAAACGGATTATCA